TGGGATGCCTGTTTTGTCATTATCATCTGTGGGGGAACCATCAGGATCACCCCTAAGTCTTATTTTGCGCCTATTAATAAGAGATTTGTGTTCCTCTGAATCCGAGCCTCTTGCTAAACGATTAGTATCTGATTCGCCTGTTCCATGATCGCTAGACTTAATGGTGCCTGGATATGGGCCATAAGTAGGATTTCCTATATACGTTTTTTGTACTGAAGTTTTACCACGGGGATCATTAAACCCTTTTGTCGGGTCTGCTGAATTTTCTGGTATACCCGGCAGTGACCCTAAGATAAGGGGTTGCTGTTTCTCGTTGTCACGAAAAAAACCCACCACCCAAGTACCAGGCACCAACCATGATGGTGAGTGGCCCAGTCCTTGCATAGACGGGTCTGTAACTGGGTGCATAACATGCGCCCAGGGCAGGTCTGTTGTTGGGATTTGTGTTAAGTCTTCAGTGTGATAGCCAAGGCATCTCACACGCACACGGCCGATCTTTAATGGATCGTTTCGGTCTTCTACAACACCAACGAACCAAACAAAACGGTCCTTTCCCATGAAATCTAGTTGAGCCATGGGACTATTTATAATGGTTAATGCAAGTCTGGGTCGCGGCCCATTCGATTAGCGTCAGGATACCAGTTGTATTCCTCTAATGAATAGGTCACATCAGGATTTTTTGTTTTTAAATTGTCCATAACAGTTTGCGCTTCCTCAAAATCTATACAATCAATAACCAACTCAGTAGATATTATTCTATATTTAAGAGTCATCGTGAAGAGTATTTAGAGTATTATTTCCTTTGGGGAGATAAAATTTATACACTTTTTAGAATCCTTCACCTCTAAAAACAGTGAATCTATAGATTTTTCCTTGACAGGGACGTATTTATCAGTCTTTTTTGACCAATAGGAGAAGATTCCATCCTCTAATATCACATCAACGCTCCCACTGTCAGAGCCTGTATACTTGTCGGAGCCGACCCCTACGATCTCTCCTTCACACACTTCTCCATATTCATTAGAGAAATTAATCGTATCACCAATATTATATTTCCGGCTTTTTTCGTGTTTCTTCATCTGTTCAATCCACGGCCAGCCATCGTCACGGAGTCCCGGCGGGCGGGTCCAATTAGGTGCAATGCTCATTCTTCCATATCCTTTTCCCAAACCATTCCAATATCTGGATAGAAGACACCGACATTCCGTTTGGGAAGGCCTGCCTTTTCTCCTGTCCAGTAGTAACCTAATGCAACGCATCTGCGTTTAATTTTCTTGTCCATATACTCGCCGTAGAAGTCATCTATCCAATCACCATCTCTCAGGTACTTGTTCATGTTGCGTACATACCCTTCATGGTCAGCAAGGGTTGATATAGCACCCTTCATCTTCAGTCGGACATTCGCACGTTCAGATTTTATAATATCCCTTTGAGTCTTAATCCACTGCTTAACACGAACAGGGGAAATAAAATGATCGTCAGGCAAGTCTCTCAAACTTTCATGAATACCTGACATTCCGTACTCTGGGTTTTTCGCAGCCCGTGCCTCCCTGGCTTTCTCCAGACGCTTTGCAGCTGCAACCCTCTGTTTCTCTGTCATGGGTTTGCGTTTCTTCCTCTTCTTAGGTTCGCTCCAATTGCTGTTATCAGTCGTTGCTCGAATTTTCTTCATATGTTTCCCCCATACTTGAATTCCTTCTGTGCTGCTTCATCCAATTGATTCATAATTTCTTCTGTGAAATAGGTTTCAGGATTATTCAAAATAGTCTTACCGAATTGCTTAGTACCGTCTGGCAGTTCAAACCGTGTGGATACCTTCTTAAAAATCTTGTACTTCTCTGCAAGTTCCAGTAATCCGTAATACCGATCCAGGCCCTTGTCGTAGGTTAACCGTACATCCACCACCTTGTTCTCCACAGTCAACCTGTTCTTGTGGTTCGTACAGTGAATAATATTACCGATAACTTCCGTACCCTCTTTCTCTTTCTTCCTAGTCAGATAGATGATACTGCTCGCTGCATATTTCAGTCCGCTGCCACCACCCATCGTTTTCATGGGGTACAGACTACCCACAACATCATAGGTGTGGTTAGTCACAATCATCGGCACCTTCGCTCGTGCAAGTTTCAGAGTCAGAACCCTGAACGCAGCCTTGAGAACCTGAGCCCTAGTCATGTCCCGTGTCTCTTTACCCTCAGCTGTGTCCTCAACTTCCTTGGTAGTAGACAACATACCCAGAGAGTCCAGGCACAACAACAGTGGTCTGCGATCCGCTTCGTTCTTGTTAAGATAAGAATCAAGGACAGTCAACACCTTTGTCCTAAACTCCTGCACGGTTGTAACCGCTGACAGCACAATCCGTTCTGGATCAATACCCCTGTCAAGTACCAGTTGTTTCGATACCGCTGACTCACTCTCAAAATACAGTACACCCGCATCAGGATTTGAGTCCAGAAAATTCTTCACCATGCCCATCAGAAAATACGTTTTACCTGTCGCACTCTCTCCAGCCAGGGCTGTAATTCGATTGGAAGGGAATCCCCCATATAGAGAACCACTTAACAGAGCATTAAATATATAAGATCCTGTATCAGTGAATGTGTCTACATCCCCAGTTACGATACCATCCTTAACAAGAGCGGTGTATTCATCACCAATCTCTTTCACTACTTCTTTTAAAAAATCACTCATATTCTAAATAACAGGTTCCAAACCTGCTCCGTTCAGTCTTATCTGTTAAGTCAATTTCACCATATTTCTCTATTCTGCGTTTCACGGCAGTAGTCAGTTCACCCCTACAGGTGGTTTTATATTTCCACATCACATCTCTCCCCAGCCTGCACTCTTCAGCCAAGCATTATCTGCGGCCGCATTTGCTTCAATCTCTTCGATACGCCGCATCTCACCAGGGTCATCAGCGCACTTGTCGCAAACCGCTCGATAACCGAAAGGGTTGGTGTTACCGCATTTGGTGAACACCTCTTTATAGTCATACCCATGTGGGATATAATAACAAACTTTATTTTCGCAAGACAATTACATCTCTCCTTCTAAAACTTCATTAATGTCACCTTCATCAAAACCCATCCGTGACAGGTCAGTAATCAACTCTCGCTGAGACTTGGCTCCATACTCGTACAGCTGTATAGTCTTATCCACACGCCGCATCCAAAGTTCATGGGGTGGCACTACGTTTGTCAAATCCGTGTCTTCACTCATTACAGCTTCCTTCTCTGATATTCATGGTTAACTTGAAGCTTAGACTTCTCCAACGACTCTCCACTTTTATCGTTTTCGTCTTCGCTCCGATTTTCGACCTCATCAACCAACTCTTCCTCAAGTTCCGAACGGCCTTTCAGTTCCATCTTCACGGCTCCCCAAACAAAATCCAGAACCTTAGCAGCAAACTCCAGCTCCTTGTACGAAGCCGACTCAATCATAAACTTTAAATCCCGTGACTCATACATAAACTTTAAATCTTCATTATATTCTTCATATTCAACCATCAATGTACCGTTGGCTTAAGAGCCCCTTCCATTTTCTTTCTTAACTGAGGAATGGAGTCAATCACTTCACCCCTCAGCATATCCTCGATAGCCTTGTCGGAGAAAATAATCGTGTACAACTCCACGGCTGTCTTCATTAGTATTGCAGAGGATAACAGTAAATCCTCTCTAGACTCCAGTGGGAGTATATTGTAGAGCTCCCCCTGTAGTACGTTCATTCTGTCTTCTATTTTATCTGCCATTTATGTCAAGTACTTTAATACCAAGCCGAAACAATAAAAGCCAATCCCCAGAGATATCCACCCAAGGAAAAGGAGTGTTGCGTAAAGTAATGTTTTCATATCAATCTTTCATATCTCAAGGTTTGTCAAGTACAATCTTAAATATACAGGGAAGTGCATTTAAATTGCTCTCAGTTTTAGGGGGGTGGGGCTCTCATTTGCCATAGAAAGCCACCACATATATCAGTGCCAAGAAGAACACAAATGCTACTAGGAAACTCAAAGTGTATTCCATATCTTTTGGATGTAAGCGGGTTGGCCACTGTTCCGTCTGGAGTAACTGCCCCACTCATTGATCTTAGCGTCCCACCCATCCTCTGCGACAATCAGTATGGCCCACTGGTTGGGTGGTCCACCTGGGCGTCCGGGGTGATTGTCTCGATAAGTCTGCTTTATTAACATAAAAGTAGTGGTCCGAGTTTCACCATAGCAGTCCTTCCATGTTTTAGTTTTCAATTCGTTAGTCATAATATAGTACTCCTTTGGATACTTATTGCATTTATAGATTACAAAGCCTTTGCCAGTTTCTAGGGGGGGTACTGCCCGATATCCCAGAAAGATGGGGAGAGCAGCCAGATGTCAGCGCTCAATCCCCTAGTGGTTGTTAGAGGAGAGACAGATACAAGGCCGTCAGTGGGGGAGTTCAACCCAAAACCCTGTGTCTGTCTCTGGGAGAGCCGCACCACTTATGAAAATGCGCTCAATCCCTAAACAGTTATTCCCCGCCTTTTTCATGAGCTGCGTCCCTCCTGCTTCCACTCCAGGGGGGAAATATAATTCCCTGGAATGACCCTGTATCCCACACCGATCCCACATAGCTTTCAATTCATACAGGGCGAACCTACTCACGGCGTTTACGGGATTAACTCTTTGAACTCATAT